ATATAGACGTTAGACAACTTATGTTGGCAGAACAAAATATGTTCATAGAAGAAGATTTGACTCCTGTAGGTATTATTGACGATGGGCGCCGTGAGGAAGTCTTAGTTGATACTGGAGATGTATGGACAGAAAAGGGATATCTATCCTCAAGATTCTAAAAAACTAAATACTGTATTAGTTATAAATATAATTGACCCAATAACAAAAAGGAGAAATCCATGGCATTTCAGCTATCACCAGGTGTAAATGTATCAGAAATCGATCTGACTACAATTGTACCTTCCGTTGCCACTTCGGTTGGCGCTTTCGCTGGACAGTTCGCTTGGGGACCAGTAGGTGAAGTCATTACCATTTCTGACGAGGTTCGCCTTGTCGAAGTGTTTGGTAGACCTGACAACACAAACTACGAATACTGGTTCTCTGCCGCTAACTTCCTCGCATACTCTAATAATCTAAAAGTAGTTCGTGCAGCTAACACTACATCAACTTTCAATGCTACGGCTAATGGCGCAGCAACATTCATCAAGAATTCAGACGATTATCTTGCAAACTATTCAAATGCAAACACATCTCTTGGACCATTTGCGGCAAGATATGCAGGTGTTTTGGGTAACAGTCTTCGTATTTCTATTTGCGCTTCTTCTCAGGCCTTTTCTGCTAACTTAACAGTTACAGATTCGATGAGAACTAATGCGGTAGCTTCTGGTACTACAGTTATTAACGTGAACGGTACTGCAAATGCAGCTGCAAACGTACAAGCTGGAGACTTAATTTCTCTTGATGTTGGTTCATCATATACTAGAGTTGCTTCTGTAAACGCAACTGCAATCATTCTCTCATCTGCTGTTACTACTACAATCGCTGCTAATACTGCAATTCTTCGTAAATGGCAATATGCAGATAGTTTTGGTGTTGCACCAGGTACTTCTGACTATGCAACTGCTGCTAACGGTTCTGGTGATGAATTGCACATTATCGTTGTTGACGAAGATGGTAAATTCTCTGGTGGTGTTGCGAATACAGTACTAGAAAAATATGCATTCGTTTCTAAGGCATCTGATGCTAAGTTTGGTGATGGTTCTACTAACTATTATGTAAACGTCATCAATTCAAAATCAAAATATGTATGGTGGACTTCTCATGCATCAGGTAACTCAAATTGGGGTAATGCTGCAGCAGGAACAACATTTGACGCTGCAAACGGACAAAGAAACCCATTCTCTGCTTCATTAAGTGCTGGTGCTGATGGTACAATTACTTCCGGTACGATTACTACTGCATATGCTTATTTTGCAAATCCAGATTCAGTTGATATCTCATTAGTTATTTCCGGTCCTGGTGATGCAACAGTTGCTGGTTATCTAATCTCTAACATTGCAGAATCTCGTAAAGATTGTATGGCATTCTTGTCGCCAACTAAGGCTTCAGTTGTTAATAACTCTGGTGCTGAGTCTGCTGCTGTTATTGCATATCGCAATTCTTTAACAAGTACATCATACGCTGTTCTTGATTCTGGATACAAATATCAACTAGACAGATACAATGATGTATATCGTTGGGTGCCATTGAATGGTGATATTGCTGGTCTATGCGCTAGAACAGATTTGCAACGTGACCCATGGTTCTCACCTGGTGGATTCAACAGAGGTACTATCAAGAATGTTATTAAACTTGCTTGGAACCCAGTTAAAGCAGAACGTGATAACTTGTATGTTGTTGGTGTAAATCCAGTTGTTACTTTCCAAGGTGAAGGTACAGTACTCTTTGGAGATAAAACTCTATTGAGTCGCCCATCTGTATTTGACCGCATCAACGTGCGCCGTTTGTTCATCGTACTTGAAACTTCTATTGCTAAGGCTGCTCGTTCTTCAATGTTTGAGTTTAACGACCAATTCACAAGAGCACAGTTTATTAACTTAGTTGAACCATTCTTGCGTGATGTTCAAGGACGCCGTGGTATTACAGACTTCCGTGTTGTGTGCGATGGTTCTAATAATACACCTAATGTTATTGACTCTAATCAATTCGTTGGTGATATATACATTAAGCCTGCACGTTCTATCAACTTTATCCAACTTAACTTTGTTGCAGTAAGAACAGGTGTAAGTTTTGAAGAAGTTGTTGGGCGATTCTAATAAATAGAGAAACAGGAGAAATTAAATGGCATTTAACGTAAACGAATTCCGTTCCCAACTAGTTGGTGACGGTGCCCGTCCAAATCTATTCGAAGTATCTTTGCCGTTTCCTGCGTTTTCAACGCCAGGAACAGCACAAGCAAAAACAACTTTCATGTGTAAGACTGCACAATTACCTGGCTCAACGCTAGGTGTTGTGCCAGTTCAATACTTTGGAAGAGAACTAAAGTTTGTTGGTAACAGAACATTTGCTGACTGGACAATCACAATCATCAATGATGAAGACTTTGTTATCCGTAACGCATTTGAGCGTTGGATGAATGGTATCAATAGTCATGGTTTGAATGTGCGTAATCCAGCTGCACTACAATCTGCTGGTGGTTACACAGTTGATGGTGAAGTAACACAATATGGTAAAACAGGTTCTGAATTAAAGAAATATAAATTCATTGGTTTGTTCCCATCTGATGTTACACCAATCGATGTTGATTGGGGTTCTAATGATACAATTGAGGAGTTTTCTGTGACTCTCACTTATCAATGGTGGGAATCAGTAGCCGATACCGTGATTTAAGAGAGATGGACTTCGGTCCTTCTCCATTTTTATAGAATGGATATTTAATGGCAATTAAACTATTCGGGTTTACACTCGGAAATAAAGACGTTGTTCAGTTACAAAACCCTGAACAACCTTCTTTCGCACTTCCAACGGAAGCGTTGGATGACGGTGCGGTAACGATAACGCAAAATGCCTACTACGGAACGTATGTAGACTTAGAGGGTGCTGTTCGCAATGAACTAGAATTAATTACCCGTTATCGTGAAATGGCAAATCATCCTGAGCTTGAAATGGCGATTGATGATATTGTTAATGAAGCTATCACACATGATGTAACTGGTCGTACAGTTGATATTATACTTGATAAGTTAAAACAACCTGAAACAATTAAAAAGAAAATCATTGAAGAATTTGAGAACGTCTTAAAGATGCTCAACTTTGGTAATCTTTCTGATGATTTGTTTAAGCGTTGGTACATTGATGGACGAATTTATTACCACGTTGTAATAGATGAATCTAATCCAAAAAATGGTATTCAAGAATTAAGATATATTGATCCACGCAAGATTCGTAAAGTGCGTGAGATTAAAAAAATGAGAGACCCAAAAAGTGGGGCTCAAATTATTCAATCTATTGCAGAGTACTATGTCTATAATGACAGAGCGCCTTCTGCACAAAGTTTCACATCAGAAGTAAATTCTGGTCTTCGTATTGCTACAGAGTCCGTTATTAACGTAAACTCTGGTATGATGGATGCAAAAAATACATTCGTTATTTCATACTTACATAAGGCAATCAAACCCCTTAATCAGTTGCGTATGATTGAAGATGCGGTAGTTATCTATCGTATTTCAAGAGCACCTGAACGCCGTATTTTTTATATTGACGTTGGTAACTTACCAAAAGGTAAGGCTGAACAATACTTGCGTGATGTTATGTTGAAGTATCGTAACAAGATGGTCTATGATGCACAGACTGGTGAATTGCGTGATGACCGCAAACACATGTCTATGTTAGAAGACTTCTGGTTGCCACGCCGTGAGGGTGGTAAAGGTACAGAGATTACTACATTACCTGCAGGACAAAACCTTGGTGAGTTAGAAGACGTTAAGTACTTCAGACAGAAACTATTACAATCATTAAACGTACCTATTAGTCGTTTAGAGCCACAACAAGGTGGCATGATTGGTCTTGGTAGAACAACTGAAGTTACAAGAGATGAAGTTAAGTTTACAAAGTTTATTATCAGACTTCGTAATAAATTCTCTCAGATTTTTGACCATGCTTTAAGAATTCAATTAGTTCTTAAAGGCATCTGTACATCAGATGAGTGGGATAAATTCAGAGAAGATATCTATTATGATTATAAGAAAGATAATAATTTTACAGAGTTGCGTGATGCAGAACTATTGCGTGAAAGATTAGGATTATTGCAAGTTGTTGATCCATATATTGGTCGTTACT